ACATTAACGCCGCCGACCCAACCGCTCAATAGAGTCTCGTCCATTGTGCCGCCAGCCTCATTCCATGCAGGCAATCCAGCTGGACGCTGTGGCTGCTGCAGATCTCCACTACTTAACGCAGTTCCCTGCTGTCCCTGCTGCTCGCTAGCGCCAGCAGCAGACAGAACCTGCCGTAACTCATAGTTTGTTATTGAATCTCTATCGGCAGTAGATAGCTGCTCCTCAAGGCCGACCATTTTTTGATCGATCATTTTCTGGAGATCATTATCGTTCTGTCTAAAGTATTCACCGTTGGGACCACTCAGCAATTTCTGCTTAATGTCATCCCTCGCGCTCTTGCTTTGGAGCCCGGTCAAAACTAATTTGCCTTGCATGTTTTAGTCCTTCTTCTTGTGTGCTGGAACTGTATCCAAATCTTTTATTGTATTCAAAAATCTCTCGTAAGATTTACCCTCATTGCCAGGTGATTTTTCCCACATAAGGTAGTCGCGGTGTTTTGTTTCGTAGGTAGTCCTGCTCTCCATGATTCCATCTTTCGCAAGTGCCGCCACCTTCGTGTTAAGTTCGTATACGTTCTCTGCCTGACTGCGGCCATGAACTATTTCGGCATTCATTAGTTGAGCCTTCTCTGCCAAGTTGCCAATACTTTTAGCAAAGCCATCGCCGATGCCGTTTACTTCTTTGAGCACTTTTCTTGAGTCTCCGGAAAAATCGCCATTGCCAAGTTTCTCAAGGTAGCTTTTGCTGGTAGAAACAAATACGGCAACGCCACCACTGTTTTTCGCAGCTTTTTTTGCTGAATTCATGGGTCCGCGCGACCCCTCATTATTTGGAGCTGTATTTTTTATCATGATATATTCATACATGTCAGCTAATCGGGAAGCTGCGTACACGGCAAATCTAACTTGGCTATCGAGATGTTTAAATACCTGCGTGGTCAGCCCCTTAATTACCATACCACCGGTTTCGGTAGGCGTTGCCTCTACAAACATATATTTCCCTCTGTCTTTCGACAGCGCCTTGATTATAATATTTCCAGCTTCGGTATAACCAACAATATTACCCCTGGCTACAGCATTGCGATTTAGCCCTTGAATACCAACGGCATTAACATCATCCCTATATGATGAGTTCTCGCTATTTGCGCCATTAGAAATCTCCCTAGCCAAATTATCAATAAGCTCTTTTCTTGAACTTGAGTCATTAATCACATTTTGCAGCACTTCTTTTTTCGGGGCCATGCCGGTAAATCTCCACTCTCTTTCTCTTCCTTTATCAGTCTTGTCTCTATTTATAGGGCCATCACCTTGATCTCCATTTAACGCCTTAAATACTTTGGCAGCGTCTTTAACAAAAGTCCTGGAATCACTCCAAAGAGTATCTATTTTCTTTTCGATATACCAGTCACCCATACCCTTGATTCCCATTTCTTTCAAAGTCTTCTTATCTAGATCTTTGTCAGAAAGCCCATATGCAGCTTTATAATTATCAACGATCGTCCGACCATTTGGGGTAAGAGCATTGTAGTCGCCAGTCAAAAGCCCATACATATCATCAGATATAATTTTACCATCCGCAATCTGACTTACAAGAAATTCATTGAACCTTTCGGTCTTTCCCGAATCGCTTGTTTTTACGCCTTCCGTTTTATCGTCAGCGCCGGCCGTTATTGATTTGGCCCCTACCAGCTCGGCATTCTCTTTAGCCGTTAATTCTGGTTCTACTTGCTGCCAGGCCTTAGACAAAGTTTCTACTAGGTCAGCCTCTTGCTCATCATAGTCGGCCATAATTTTTTCGTGATCATTACTTGCATTAATAGAAGCCATTGCTATTTGAAGCAGGGCCTTTTTTTCTTGTGGTCCACCAGTTGCGCTATACGCCTCGGTGTCAGCATTGAACTCATCAACCTTTTTCTGCCTTTGTTCAACAGCCGCATTATATTTACTCAATGCATCCCTATACGCAATTTCCGCTTCATCTCTTCCCTCCACCCCTTCCATAATGTCAAGCTCCCTGCCCTTGAGGACGGCCGTCCTTTCCGCAATAGCGGCGCCAAGCTTTGCCTGAGCAGCATCGGCTGCAGCGCTCAATGCGGCACGCATCATTTTCTCCTGGCCAGCAATCTCATTTTGTCTGGCATAATTTGCCTCTGCGAGTTTCGCCACGGCGTTGTTGTCAGCAGCAATAGCTATTTCATTCTCTTTGTGCATGCTGTCTAATGCGATGCTTATGTATTGTGCGGCAGAATCTCCGCCCCTATTTCCAACTCCCATGATTCAACTCCCGTTTATTGTGATACTGTGTCTTTGGAAATCTTAGAAACCTCTTCTACGTGGCTAAGCAATTCGCCAATAACATCATTGACATCTTTATCCCCAGAAATCTCGATCTTGCCTACGACTTCCATAATATCATTAACGCGATCTAGATATTCGGAGTTTTTTGCAAAAGTCACCATCATTGCTTCCATATTAGTTAACGAGCCGGCCTTGCTTGCCATGTTTCTTCCCAAAGCCTCTTGTGTTGTAGACTTGCCTGGGCTTGAAAAATTGCCCCTCATTACTGAAAACATAGACTGGACTTGATGAAGTAAATTACTTTGTGCTTCATCGCCACCAGACCCGTATGGCTGAAGATCTTTGTTAACTTTCAAAAATGCCTCTGCCGAATTTTTTAAAATAGTATTATTCCCAGCTTCATTAAGCAAGGCAGTGGCCTTGGCAACAATTTGCTCTGCGTTCATTCCGGTAAAGTTTTCCCCGCTAATAGTTGCTAAATTATTTCTGGCTTGACTTTGAGCGGAATCAGACATCTGCCTAGTCACTTTACCGTACCCATCAACCTCTGGAGCAAAGAACCTTTCAAATCTACCAACAACTCTTTCGCTGAGCTGCAGCGCTGCGTAACCCTTGGCGGCTGTATCTAACGGGGAGTCCATGGCATCAAGCTCCATGTTGGTCTTAGCGAAATCAGCCTGCATGTTTCCAGCAGCGGCACGCATTTCATTACTCGCCGTAATACCGGAGATAGCAGATCGCGTTGTGTCGTGCTTGTCTGTGGCCACCTGCTGGTTTACTTCCCCGCTAGTCTTCAGCTTTCGCATGCTGGCCTCTAGTGACTTCTCGCCAACACCCGTAGCGTTTGCTTGTCGTTTAAAATATGCCTGGTTCTGTTGACCAGCAAGCTTCATCGCACCAACCGCCCAGGGAGTAATCTGTGATGTGGTTCTTACCATGTCGATACCTTTCTATGTATCAGCTAACTTCTTAAGAGCGCCGGCTTGTCCAAGTGCCCCTACTCCGCTCATTGCAGAGGCTGCAAATCCGCCTACTTTTAAAGCGGCATCAAACATACTTGTTTTTTGTGACTCTAATTGAGCCTTTTGAGTAGACGCGGTTAATTCCATTTGGTCTTGCTGTGAAAGTAATCCTTGCCATTGCTGAGACGCTTGCATCTGATCGCGGTCACTAGCCGTCTGTATTTCAGATATAGCCCCCTGCATCTTGCTTTGATTATCTGACATAGCTGCATTTATCCTACCCTGTCCTATAGAGCTAAGATCCATTGACTTTGCATCAGCTTCAGCTAACTGAGAATTTTGAGAACCAACTATACCTTGTATTCTCTGTTCAAGCATAGTATTCATTTTCTTAGCACCAAATCCAGCCTTAGCCCTCTGGCTCAACCCGCTTGCCCTTGCATTATCTATTGCTGACGTTGATACCTGAATGCTATTGATAGCTTTATCTATAGCATCATTGCCTACCAGTTTATCAAAAACACCCATCTCATTCTCCTATCCTTCATACATAGCTAACCCTAATCTCTATTTCCGAAAGTCCCCATGCATCCGCCGAGTACGCAAAGCTCTCAACAAATATCCAAGAAGAAGCAATCCTAGGCACTTCTTCCCACTCGCTCCATGCGTGCGTCTCTTCATATTCACCCCAAAGAAGCCTGCACTCAATTAGCATATTTGGGTAATTTCCCCATAAGGACATCGGACCAGATATTGATATTTGGAAATCGCCAACAATTACACCTGAACATGGATACCTATTAATAACCCTGTTCGATGCTCCGCGGACATGGTACTTTTTCCCGCCAAATCCTTGATATGCCCATATGTCATCATCGTCTCCACTAACGGTATCTCCAGCCCATGATAGCTTTACCCATGATCTTACTGAAGCTTCTGGCAGCGCCTGATCTATCGGCTCGTACAGGCACTCTATCTCTCCTGGGCTATCCTCTTCAACGGTTACTGTGTGTATTGCTGGGCAAACAGAATAGTAACTGGCCATATTGCCTGTTCCAGCAACAAGAACGTCATCTTCTGCTATTATCGCGTATTCTCCTATTGGAACAGTACTATTTACTAGGCTGCCGGTTACTTCTGGATTTATGTACCCGTTTGGACCGAGAACAGTAAAAGTCGTATCCTCCGTGAAATATGAACCCCAGGAATCGCCAACACGCAACCTTTCTTTTGGTGTCACCGTAAGCGTTCCAGTAGGATACTGTGGATTTGAATAAAGAGCGATAACATCATGATAATAATTAAGTCCAGCTGGCTCATTAATAGTTACTGAACTTGGAGCTACATAGATACCAGAATCAAGAAACTCTACAGTATATGGATAATCAAAAAATCCCTGCCCTACAGTATCACTATCAAATTCAAGTTCCCCAGATTCAACTAAAACAATATCCATGTTGCTGTCTTTTAAATACCAAACTGCATCATCCAGCGTATTGCCATTATGTATTGGATTGATATGAAATGTTGGAGTTCGCACATGCTTATACTCACCGCGTAAATAGTTGGTAGTCCATGAAACCTCTTCTCCGTACTGAGTGGGCTCTGGCTTAACGAAATCAAGCAAATCCGGCCACTCAAGAACTCTTATTGATGTACCGGCTGGATAAGTAAATGAATCCCACTGGCCATTATGATAAGTAAAATCCAGGTTACTTTCTTCGCCATCCGGATCTCTCTTTAACGCCCTAACATAATCAATATTCGTCCCACCGGTGGCATCAAATTGCCACTCAGTACCATTATTGAGAGCTATAAGAATTGTCCACACTTCATCGTCTTCTGGGATGGCAGAAGCATAATATCCTTCATAGACTCCAGTTTCTTCACCTTCAGTAGTAGAATATTCAGCCCTATCACTACCATACGAAAGGATAGGTTGATCAGGCGGCGTTGTATAGGTCGCTATGTCCTGCCAGTCAATCATCATTGTATACTCTGGGTTGTTCTCCACCCTCGGCGATCGATCAACCTGGAGGAAATACGGCCCCTTGTCTGGCATTGATAACACGGGTGTTACATATTCATCAGCGGATTCATCAGAAAAGCTTTTGTATACCATGAATCCCATTACATCTCTTCTGGTTTCGCTCAGCGGATGCGGCTGGATTTTGGCACAATATCTTCTGTCCCAAAAATACATTAACGACTCAATTAAGTGATTCGTAACTGTAATTGTTGAAGAAATTCTAGCAAATCGATTCGTCCAGTCAGCACCATTGCCAGTGCCTATCGTGAATCCACTATCGGCATTAGTCCAGGTGTCACCATTATCAGTATATGTATATGGAAGACTATCAGCTTCTCCGGCAGTCCAAACAACACGACATACATCATCAAAAACCGGCGAAGTATTTTCTGCTTCAAATGGAGGCGGGCCATTAGTTGACCATCTAGTATCTTCTTTCCACGATCTGCCTACTCCCGCTTCAAAAATTTCACATTCAAGATCCGTAACACTCGTACTGTCTACGTCTACTGGATAATCAAATGGATTATAAACCTCAGCCTTTGCTAAAATAGAAGAATTATTTGGAACAGCGACATACGTTGCAACAAAATCTAAGTCCTGTACAGCCTCGCTGGTTGTGCCTAAAATTACACTCGGGTGATCCCACAATGGCTCATCTTCAGTATGAAGCTTATATGTTCCATAAGAGCCGTTTAAATATTCAGCATAGTTGCCATGATAATCTATCATTCCGCCATCAGGTTTTTCAAGCGTCATCGGGTAAATAAAATTATTCGGACCCGTTCTTGTCATTGTTATTACGGACGTAGTTTGGGTAAGATAAATAGGCGCAGTTGCTTCATCTTCTCCGTCTGCAACAGACACAACAATGGAACCAGGAGTGACGTATCCAGAAAAATATTGTGGAACAATTTGATATGTTCCAACTGGAACCGGCACTGTCTCACTACCTACGCCACCATAGTAAAAAAGACCACTAAGACCATTTATATACCATGGAGCCTCAAGGGTTGACCCATCGGAGTCTTCTGGAGTAACGCTGATAGTGCCGCTAATAAAATCATATACGCCGGTGAATGTATGTAACTGGCCTATACTTGTCGGGGTCCACAATTCTAACGATGGAGTTGTATGATATTCTAAATCAAGCCAAGTTACCGTAAACGGATCATGAATATGGCTGGCCGTTAATACAGTAGGACCAATCCCGCCATGCGGTAGTAATGGATCGCCTGAGTATGCCAGCTCCCAGGCAGCATTAGATAATATATTACCGTCTTCATCCCTTGGATCGATCTCCAACGTATGCAGCGGGTAATACATAAAGCTTATGTCTTCTGTGTACGCACCCTCCGGCTCTAGCGGGTAACTGCTATCATTAAATGATAGCGTAATAGGTCCGTCAGATGTATGAGCTGGAACGCTGCCGCTTTCCGCTATGCCAATCAAATCAAAAACTATATTTGGCTGAGGCAGTCTTGCGCCAGCCGTATATGTAGCGGTCATAGTCTCTTCGTTTATACTAAAACTGTCATATGTGATTTCAATAAAATTATTACCCCAAGTCTTCATCCTTATTCCAATATTTTCAACATCCCCACCATTTCCTGCGTAAAGGGCGTAATTGATGGAAACATTAATTATGCAATTAGAAACCGAACTTGACGCCTGAGAAGCTGCGCCCCTCGCTCTATCTGCACTATCATCCGCTTCAATGCCAACCCTATAAACTTTACCGTCCTGCTTGATACGCAAGTCCTTGTCGTTCCCGACTCCTCTTACGCCAACGAGCCCATCGCGATTATCGTACCCGCCATCCCTGCGGATTCTTCCTGGAGGAGTAATATCACGATCTTCATTATGAATACTTTTATCTTCTCTGCCAGCAAGCAGGCTACCGCCATGCAGGTCGGCCAATGATTTTTCTCGTAGTTCTCTTATTTCTTTACGCGTAACCATTATTTAATCTTCTTTGGCTTGTAAGAAATTTCTATTGAGTCAATAGATTCATCAGCATAGAACTCGCCATATGCATGCAATATAATAAATGCACCCTTGCCTCTTGTTCTTATTTTATTAGACCCAGAAACTACCGCCTCTGTATCAGTGGCAACAGTAGCGGCAATGTCCGATGATGCCGTAGCTCCAATAATTATTTCGCCAGCATAAGTACTGGAAAAATAAATCTTCTTTATCTTTTTAACAATACCCTGTCTTCCAATAGCATTAGGACCAGAATCTATTTCCCAAAGTATACTACCGGCTTCGCTAGAGCCGACTCTTATGCCAAGAGTACTGACATTAGAATAATATTCTTCACCATCGGCGCCATCAAAGAAAAACATCTCGTACACGTCTGTAAGTTCGGCTGTGCCTAATTCGTGAGTATGCCACGCCCCTCCAACAAAATCATAAACCAAAACATTTGTCCCATCTGAGTAGTCCTCAACGACCCACAGCTGTTTCTTGATATTGTTATACGCAAGCATTTTGATGGAGGGGAGGCCACCGACCTTGCTAGTATATCTTGATTCTATTTTATTCACGGTCAAGTCAACTACTTTTGTACCGTCAAACAAATAAACTCCGTGCTTTCCGCACCATGCAATACCAAACGGAGTCTCTACGATATGCCTTTTACTCAAGCACCCGTCAGCTAAATGCCCGCCCAGTATTCTCCAGGAAGACGATGCTCCGCCACTCGCATCTATAAAATGAACAGCTCCAGTAAAGAAACAAACAATGATTGACTTAAATGATTTAACCGCGACCTTGGAACCTGCATCTTTCTGCCCAAGCTCTATAAAGTTTCCTCTCCAGTCGGAAAAATTTCCGTACTCTGAAAAGAAAAGCCTGCTCCCGTAGTGGTCCAATCCGCCTTCAACGGTTTCAGTAGTCCCGCCAAGAGCGAGAAGCCTGTTTGCGTGTATGTGATATGTATCACTGATAACATTTGTTGTATCATCTGCAATTACTTCTATTGACGGTATCAGCGGATCGCTAATTCCCAATCTTGGGGAATTTAAAACCAAATCACCAGTAGTAACCATGTCGTCATAACCAAGCGCGCCATGGGGTGTAAAGGCAACGCCTGGATATTGGCCGTCTCCAAGAAACAGCATCTGATCTATATAATAAGGATATAAAGCTGCCTCAAAAGTTCTCTCACACCACGCGCTGCCGTAAGTTGTA